CGCATGAAACCTAAGCATGGAACGGGGCTTAGGTACTGAAGGATTACAATGACTGTAAAACTAAAGTATCGTGGTGTAACTTACACTAAAACTATCAAAGATTAATTTAATGAAAACAATTGCACTTGCTCTCGCAGCCACCACATTAGCGTCTGCACCTGCATCCGCTGGCGTGTACATCAACGCTGAGTCCAAAGATGGATACTCAGGCTCTGACTATACTGGCAGAGTTGTCGATGTACACGTTGGTTACTCAGGTTCTGTTAAAAAGTTTGACTACTATATTCAAGGCGGTCCAGCATTTACTGCTGTCGCTGATGTAGATGGTACCAACACAGAACTATCTGGTAAACTTGGTGGTACTTATAACGTATCACAGAAGCTAGGTATCTATGGTGAGTTCTCAGGTATCTCTAATGGAGATGAGGACAACAAGTATGGTACCAAGCTTGGTGCTAAATTCACCTTCTAAACACCTACGGTTGGGGCAGCGGAACTGTCCCACAATTAATTTTATAAACATTTAAAACAATGCCTTTTAATCAAAATACTGCAGCTGGTACAGTTGTATATTCTCCCGGTGAATTCTTCTCTGGTAAAGTAGTTGCTAATGACTACATAATTGACTCAGCTGACTCTGGCGGTAACCTTCCTAGTGGTGGTTCTGACGGTGCTACTTATAGAACACCTTTGAGTGTTTCTTTAGGTAAGTACGAACGCCTTGTATTTAGAGTTTGGCTTGACTTTGTTGTTGATGCTGATTGCGATCTTAAGTATAAGATTACAACACCTAGCGGTTGCTCTGCATTCCGTGCTGTATCACACATCTCTGCACTACCTGCAGCAGCTGGTACAGATGCTCTAACTACAACATTTGAAACTACAGCAACTGGTGTAGCAGAAGCAACTCTAACAGGTTCTTCTGATGGTACAGTTCTATACGCTATCGATGGTAGTGTTGTTAACGGTGCTACAGCTGGTGATCTAGCTATTCAAATTGCTCAGAACACAAGTAATGCTGCTGACCTTAACTTAAAGGCTGGCTCATATATTGAGTACATGAAGTTCTAAGTGAAGAAGTTCAATGAACTGTGGCTAGTAGTCTTTATGGCTCTAGCCTTTTTCATACATATAGAAGTACTACACGTTAACTTCCATAGCAGAGAGGCACCTCAATGTCGGACCTCTCTGTAATTGGCTCTGGCCCGAATGAATATCTACGGAGAAAACATTTGGATACCCTCAGCCGTCGACGGTGGGAAAAGACCACAACCTACAACTGAATAATATCTTGAACGTTCGAGAGTCCGTAAACTATACACACTCTCTATTGAAATGGCTAATACTTTAGCAACCAGTATAGGTAGTATTAATAATACCAGCCAAACCCCATTAGGTTTAGGCGTTAGTTATGATACTAAGTATGCTACATATCTTAAGCTGTTCTCAGGTGAACTATTTAAAGCCTATGAGTCAGCAACAATTGCAAAGGGTACTGTACAGAACCGTCAACTAAAGAACGGTAAGTCACTACAGTTCATCTTTACAGGTCGTATGCAAGCTGCATACCACACACCCGGAGAACCAATCCTCGGATCTGGTGATCCTCCAGTAGCTGAGAAGACCATCGTCTGTGATGACCTTCTAATCAGCTCTGCATTCGTATATGATTTAGACGAAACACTTGCTCATTACTCACTTAGGTCAGAGATTTCCAAGAAGATTGGTCACGCTCTAGCTGAGGCTTATGACAAGAAAGTCTTCCGTACAGTTGCACTAGCAGCTCGTGAAGCACATCCTATAACAGCATCACCCGGTCCAGAACCCGGTGGTTCTATCATCAAGATAGGAGCTAACAATGAGTATGATGCTCAGCGTTTAGTTGATGCCTTCTTTGAAGCAGCATCAATCCTTGATGAAAAAAATCTACCTAAGTCTGGTAGAACAGCTGTACTATCTCCAAGACAGTACTATGCACTAGTTTCTCAAGTTGATTCAAACATCTTGAACCGTGACTATGGTAACTCACAAGGTAATTTAAACTCTGGTGAAGGACTTGTATCTATTGCAGGTATCGACATCAAGCGTTCTAACAACCTACCTTTCAAAGCTGGTACAGTTAATCCACAAGCTGGTGAGAACAATGCATACAACGGTGACTTCTCACAGCACGCTGGTCTTATCTATCAGAAAGACGCAGCTGGTGTAGTAGAAGCAATCGGTCCACAAGTACAAACAAGTGGTCACGATGTTAAAACAATGTACCAAGGTGATCTAATCGTAGGTCGTCTAGCTATGGGCGTTGGCACACTTAACCCTGCTGCTGCTATTGAAATTCAAACTGCTTGAGGTAAACTATGTCAGTTACACCGGGAGTTTCAAAGACTAGAACTATCTCCGCTGCTAATGGTATTAGTGGTGGAGTAGGTTCTACTACAACTAATGCGTTAACACCTTTAGAGTATGGTAGACAAGTCCAATCGGATGGTTTATCTGCTAGAGGGGAAGCTTAATATAAATTTTAATTATGGCTAATGCTGCAACAGCCGCTGGAAACAATGGTGTTTCTGGTGCAACCTCTACTACTACAGCTTTGCGTGCCTCTGTATCGCAAACTGAAGGTGGTAGTTTCTCAAGATCAGATGTAAAGTCTGAAACTAAAAACCTACGCTTCGCTTATACAGGCGTAGAGTGCGATACTCCAACAGTATCCAGATAAACATGGGGAGCTTCGGCTCCCTTTTTTTTATTCATAAAAATTATTATGCCTATACCTACCACTAATGCTACAAAAGAATTACCTGCTGTTAATCAAATACTTGCATCAGTAGGTCAGGCTCCTGTAACAACACTTGATCAAACCAACCCAGACGTTGCGATTGCATACGATACGTTGTTAGAGGTATCAAAAGAAGTACAAGGAGAAGGTTGGACTTTCAACCAAGAATTTGAATATGAAATAACTACAGATAATAATAAGCAGTACGAGATACCAAACAATATGTTACAGATAGATTTTTCTGAATCATATAAAGGTGATATAGATGTAGTTAGAAGAGATGGAAAATTATATGATAGATATAACCATACCTATGAGTTAGGTACTGTTGCTAATGATACATGGGAAGTGGATGTAACATGGTGGTTTGATTGGGTAGATCTGCCTCAACCAATACAAAACTACATCACAGCTAAAGCTGCTACAATTACAGCACAACGTATTGTTGGAGACCCAGCTTTGCTACAGACATTACAACAAAGAGAAGCATTGGCTAGAGCTAACGCACTAGAGTACGAATGCAACCAAGGTGACTATACTATCTTTGGACACCCCCACGGAAAGAGAAGTTATACCAGCTATAAACCTTATACAGCTTTACAACGCTAATGGCAAGTGTTACACAACGTGTCCCGAATTATTTAGGTGGGGTATCTAAGCAACCAGATGATAAGAAGTTTCCGGGTCAAGTTCGTGAAGCTCTTAATGCTTACCCTGATCCTACATTTGGTCTACAGAAAAGACCGGGACTTAAATTTATAACCACTCTTAAAGATGGAGGTGGTGATGAGAAAGGTACTGATGGTTCCGACTTTGATGCTACTGATTTAGATACTGGTAAATGGTTCTACATCCATCGTGATAATGATGAGAAATATATAGGGTGTATTGTAGGTAATGCTACAGCTAACAACGCTAAGATACATATCTGGAATGCTGAAACAAAAAACAAAGCAGAAGTAACTTACCCTAGTAGCTCCCAAGCGTATCTTAATAGTGTAGTTAAAGATGACTATCATGTACTAACTGTACAAGATACATCTATTATCACTAATAAAACTAAAACAGTAGGTGTACAAACAGGTGCTACTTTCAATGCTAAACGTCAAGCTACTATAAGATTACGTGGTGTTGATAATAGTTCAGTATATAAAGTATATATAACTGTTGGTGGTACTGTATATGATCCTTTGTATACTTCAGATTCATCCGCTACAGCTTCAGAAATATTAACTGGATTGGAAACTGCAATTAATGCTGAAAGTATTTCCAACCTTACTGTTACTAAACTTAACGGTTCACTTGAGCTAACTCATTCTTCTGCTGACTTTACAATAACAACAGACGCTGGTATTGATGGTCAACAGTTAACTAGCTATCAAGATACAGTTAATACAATAGCTGATCTACCTACAGAATCTAAACATGATAGAGTAGTTCAAATAGTTAATACAGCTGCTACAGGTGCAGATGATTACTATGCTAAGTTTGTAGCCAATGCTGGTAGTGGTACTGGTGAAGGGTATTGGGAAGAAACCTTAGGACATGGTATGTCTCCGGGTTTAACAGCTTCTACAATGCCACATGAATTAGTTAATACTGCTACTGATGTCTTTATTTTTAGACCTATTACATGGACTAATAGATTGGTAGGAGATGATACAACTAATGCTCACCCATCGTTTAATGGTAAGACTATACAACAATCTTTCTTCTATAATAATAGACTTGGATTTCTATCTGAAGATAACGTTATCTTAAGTCAATCAGGAGAATTCTATAATCTATATAGTATTACAGCTCAGACAGTTAGTGCATCAGACCCTGTTGATTTAAACTGTTCTAGTATTAGACCTGCAGTTCTACATGGTGTTATACCAGTAGCATCTGGTTTAATACTATTCTCAGAAAACCAGCAGTTTATTATGTATTCTGCTGATGGTAATCTATCACCTACAACAGCTATTATACGTGGGTTGTCTAACTTTGCAATGGATAAGAATATAGACCCTGTTGATGTGGGTACTAATATTAACTTTGTTAGTAAGACACCAGCCTATGCTAGAGTATTTGGTATGACTCCAAGAGGAGAAGGCCAGATACCAGAGGTAACTAATCTAGGTAAGGTTGTAGATGAGTATATACCACAGACTATAGATACATTAATTGCTAGTCCTCAGAACTCATTTATAGCTTTATATGGTTCTGCTTTAGATACTGTATATTTCTATAGAACACATACTGAAGGCAATCAGAATGTATTACAAGCTTGGTTTAGTTGGAAACTACCGGGTAATGTACACCATTTTGTTGTTGATTCTGATGTTGTCTATACTATAGTCAAAGTAACTACTGCTACAAATACATTTAGATATGTTCTACTGAGTGCTAACCTTAGTGCTACTGCTGAAGATGAGGTTATCACTACTACAGATGGGATAAAAATCAATCCTTATATGGATTTATATAGTAAAGCTGGTAATGTTGGTGGTACTCATACCGTTACATATGACACTACAACAGGTGATAGTAAATGCTATATACCATATACAGATATAACTTCAGCTATACCTATCATCACTATTGCTGGTGATGCAGCTGCTAATTTTACTTCAGATCCTAATATACCTACAGGTCTTGTAATCACACCAACTAGAGGATCAGATACTAACGGTCCTTATTTCTTAGCAGAGAATATAGATCTTTCACATACAGATGTTAAGACTAAAGTTATTGTAGGTTATACATTTGATTATGATATAACACTACCTAGAACATATTTCCAATTAGATAAAGGTATAGCAGATTATACATCTAAACTGACTATAGCTAGAATGAAACTATCAGTAGGTAGATCTAGTACTGTTGGTTTTAAAATGAGTGCTAACGGTTTACGTGGTAAGTATAAAGACTTTGAAGGTGATGGCAGTACTACAGTATTTACCTTACCATTTGAAGTGAATGATAAAGATGATATTAAAATAAAACTAGACGGTACCAACACATCTGATTTTACAATAGAAGCTCCCGGTAGTGTAACTATTAATAGTGCAGCTGTTGAAGTTCCTATTAAAGTAACTATGGGATCAGCACCTGCTACAATGACATTCCACAACATTGCCTCTGGTAATGGTACAGGCTATTCAAACGCTAATGGTGTAGCTACTACAGGTGGTAGTGGTACAGGTTTGACATTAAATCTAACCACGTCTGGTGGTGCAGTTACTGGAGTTACTGTAGCTGAAAAGGGATCTG